GTCCCGTAGACGCTGTCGAAACGGTCGAGCGAAACGACGTCGGAAACCTCGTTGATCACAGTCAGAAGCGTCATGGCGTCAGCCCTCCGATGACGATTTCGGCGTTGCCCCAGCGCAGGCGCTCGTCGGCAAGCCCGAGCCCGGCCATCGCCTGGCGCTTCAGTGCCTCGGCCGCGCCGGCCTTGGCGGCATCGCGCTCCCAGACGGCGATTTCCTCGACGAGCGCGTAGAGATAGACATCCGGCGCCTTTTCGGTCAGCCAGTTGCTTGGGGCTTCGGCGGTCAGCGGCGGGATTTTCGCGTAGTAGGTCAGGCGGATGTCCGCGCCGCTCTTCGGCCGTACCTCAATCGCGCTGCCGACGATCGCGTAACCGATCGCCGGACAGCCGGATGTCCCTTGACCGCTGAGCTCCTGCAGCGGCAGCGCTCGCAGCGGTCGGCCATCGCCAGCAAGGACCTGCCGCGCCTCCAGGAAATCCGCAGGCAGGCTGCCCACGCCTTCCGTCAAGGGCACGCTCGCTGCCTTTTCCATCTCGGCGACGCGCATCACACGGTTGAGCTTGAGTTCGGCAAGCGCGAGAAAGCGCGGAAAGAGATGAGCAACATCGTCGCGGCCGGAATATTCACCGGCGTCGACGAGCAGCGACGCATAGTCGGATATGGTCATAGATGTCCCTCGAAGCTGCGCCAGGCGCGGTTGTCGCCGTCATTGAGCCACCGCTTCACATAGCGGTCGTCACCTTCGGAATGCGCCCTCACCAGGTTTTCGGAATGCGCGAGATTGAGCGGGATCGACGCCACCTTTGTCCATTCGCCGAAGGCATTGCCGGCGGTGGCATGGCGTGTGAATTGGTTCTGGCAAACGAGGTTCTCGACCGGATAGTCCGTCCGCCAATGGGTCCTGTTGCCGTCCTCCATCACCCAGACGGAACGGCCGGTCTGAAAATCATAATCGAAGAGCTTCCATTCACCGTCGCGGATCACCATGGTCACTCTCCCGGCAGTGGATCGGCCCGCTCGGCCTTTCCGTTGGCGATCAGCGCCTTGGCGTCGCCAAGGCTCAGGGATACGACGGTTCCGGCCGGCGTCCGCTCGCCATCGTCGAGCCAGACGTCATAGATCAGCCGGACAGGCACCGGCTTCTTTCTTTCGTGCATTTGCCTTCTCCAATAAAAAAGGCGGCTCCGAAGAACCGCCTTGATAAGGAGGTATTGAGACACGCGCTCAATACCGCCAGGGCTTGCCATCAGAGTCCGGACGGCCGCCGGAACCGGCGTCCGCCACGGCGGAAAGTCGTAAGGCATGTCGTGCTGGTAGTCCGGGAGGTTCATCGCGTTTCTCGCTGACGTCTCACGACCTGAGATGTCAGCCGCCACCAGTGCACAACGTTCGAAAGAATCCATCGGCTGATCGGGAAAATCCCCGTTAACTCGGATGATTTTACCGCGGCGGGCCTGCCTGATCCCTCCGAATTGTTCATGACGGTGGCACGTTAGTTCAGAAAACTCTGCATGATGCAAAGTCGCCATCGCGGCCGAGAGCATTTCCTGGAGAAGAATATATTCACAACCGTGGTACTGGTGAATGTCGCCCGGCGGCCTTGCGTCGCTAGGCGGACTTTAAATCTGGACCCTAGTGCCGGTGACAGCTCGCCGTTCCCCCCGCGGGAGCGTCCTTCGATTTCGCGGCGCCGCAAAGAATCGAAAAAGCCGCTTCGATGTGCCGCTACGAGGCGAGTGACGGATTTTGAGTTCGGGAAAGCCTTACTTTAGGACGCGTCATCGGCCCGATTCCCCATTCCGCTCCAATCTCATTGCTCGAACAATTCCGCGGGATCGGGCAGCGCTTTCATCGCCCCCGTCATGTCGGCGGTCGCCCCACAAAGCACATTGGTGAAATTCGGGTAGTCGAACGGCTCGACCTTGAAGACGCGGTAGGCAAGATCCTCCTCCGCCGCGTCGGCAGCGTTCGCATTCGTCCGAGGGCGCGTTTCCAACACCCATTCCCCCCAACCGATGCGCTGCGCTGCACCGAGGCTCTCGGCGCGCATCGAGAGCCAATGAGCCGCGAAGACCGGATCTCCCGTCGTTCGGAATCCCCACCAAAAGGAAACGGGTTTGCCGTCCTTCGTGTGCAGCATCTGGGTATAAGCGACGAGATCCAACCCGAAGGCTCTAACCGGCTCGGCAAAGGTCACCGTACTCCCCGACACCTCCCCGGCCTGACCATCCGGCGCGGCCACAAACAGGGGCTCGATTGTCATCTTTCCAAAACGCCCTTTAGCCCGCGCGAGCGTGGCAAACAATTCGGGGCGGCACCGAGAGAATTCCTCGAGCACATCCTCCTCGCTCACCGTTTTCGGCAGAACGAAAAGGCTTGTCGTGGGCGGAAGCCTCTTCCTGCCCGTCCTCTCATCGGTCTTTAGCTCCGGCATTCTGTCTTCCGTCGCATTGCAGAGGAGAAAAGAATGCTTGGGGCTGTCGGCCTCGTCGACGACCAGCTGCCGATAGGTTGCTTTCGGTGTAGCCAGCCTCCCCCAGGTCGCCTCGGCAGGTGTCGGCTCAAGGCGGAATTCAAAAGCATTTTCACCGATTTTAGCAAACTTGGCGCCACGAAGCCGCGCCTCGATCAGCTTCACGACCTCGACCGGTTCCCGATTCACCCGAAATCCCCACATCAGCCCGGGCCCCTCTGCAGCCTCCTTGTGGATCTGAAGGTATCCGCTGAGAGGCACGCCATAGGCATTCACCACGGCGGAAAACGGGACCAGTCGCGCGTCCACCCAGATCGGCGCAGTAAAGTCCTCATGCGCCCGGAACTCTCTCGCAGGGAAATCCGCCCGGCGGCTGGCCAGCAGGTCGAAAAATTCGGCCCTGCACCTCAAAAATGCGTCGAACACCTTTTCGACGTCCGCCCGGCCGGGCTCAGCGCCAGCGGCAGGCACCGCGAATGCCAAAGCACCCAGTGCCGCCAGAAAGCGCATGAAGCCGACAAACGCCATTGCTCGTATTTCCACTTCCTGCTCCTGGAATCTATTGCCTAAACAAGTCCGCCGCGTTGGGCAGCGCCTTCATGCCGCCCATCATGTCGGCGGTGACGACGCACAGAACGAGAGATTGATCCGGCTTTCCCGTCGAGTTGATCATCATCGTGCGCGCTGATGCCGTGTCACCCTGCGCGTTTCCCTCTTCGAGGACGCGGTAAAATGAGCCGCCTTGCTCGAAAAACTCCGCCGACGGCTCGCCCAAGCGAATGCCCTCGACGAGATCCCTTGGCTTGCGGTCGGTGACGAAACCCCACCACCACGCGTCCGGTTGGCCGGAGGCTTTCATTTGCGAGTATCTCAGAAGATGAATCCCATTGGCGTCGACGGGCGCGGCAAAGGTCACCTGGGCGGTCTCCGTCATGCCTTCGCCTGCGAGATCGGGTGCCGGAGCGACGATCTCGCTCACGCCGAAGGCTGATCCCTCGGCCTGCAGAACCGTAAAGAACTCAGACGTGCAGCCCAGGAAGGCGTCAAAAGCTCTCTCCGCGCCAGCACCCTTGCCGGCCGCCAACGCCGGCATCGCGTGCGCCGCGATGGCAGCCACGATCAGACCTCTTGTGAAACAACGAGAAACCATCAACTTGTCGCCCTCCGCACCATTCCAAACCTACTCCACCGTGCCGCAAATACGCCCGTTGCGCTGAAGGGCATCGCTCGCCTTGCTTGTAGAACATTTCGTGAACACCCGCAAGAGGACATCTCGTTTTGTCGCGTCTTTCCGAGAAAGCCTCGCGCGGCGCCGTTCTGGCGCTGAAAACGCGGTCGCATCGCATTGCCGAAAGTCATTCAAACCAGCTCAGTACGACATTGCGGAGGCTATCCCGGTCCGGCTCTTTGTTCTGCCAATATCGTGCAAGACCTGAAAAGGGAGGCGCCCACTTGGTCGGCCACTGCTGGGCGTCTCGCTTGTCATGCACGCTCCCCAACGAAGATGGCGGCGCCTCCCGCTCCAAGGCTCGCCGCTCCCTGGGGGTATCAAACCCGCGATACCCGTCCAGTTCACCGCGCATCTTCAAAACAGCTGCGCGGCCATCGTAGGTAAACTCCGGATTTGTCCTCCGGGGCCCTTGCCATGCACTTCGGGGAATAACTGGGCCGTTTACGGAACGCATATTCACGAGTTCGTCCTCAGGGACGTGAGGCACCACATTTTCACCTTGGATACGGCCGATGCGGAGCGCATTGTTGATCCCGCGCAGATTGTTCAGATGCTGCTCGCCGCCATCGCCGTGGGGGTTAAAGGAGAAAACTGCTCCATTCAGCTTCCTGCGCCTTTCATTGATGTTCTTCTCAAGGGTTTGCGGGCCCATTTTGTAGTACATGACGCCCAACGCGTGTTGCTGCTCCGGCGCCAACCGACGCCATGCCGCGCTGTCGATGCTCTCAAAGAAGGGGGCCGCTTTCCTCGTCATCAGGCCAGCCAAAGCCAAGGTTGTTTCTGGTTTGTCGAATTTCAGGAGATCGTCGCGCAACGCATCGTAGTGCCCAAGATACTTCTTGAGCTCCAATGGATCGTCCTCGTGGACCGGATGTTGTTCCGCGTATTCATGCAAAAGATCGATGGCAGTGCTAATCCGTATGTTGCCTGGCCCCACGTCGACTGTTGCGGGATTCCCCAACTTGCCGAACGAGTTTCTCTCCCCCTTCCGTAAAGCATGGTAGTTTTGGTCAATATCTTCATGGTCGATCGGCTCTCTATTAAGCAGATCGACAGTGGCCGCAACATCGCCAAGCTTTTGAACAATGGGCCCCGTTCCCTTCCAAAAGAGATCAGGGTTGAATCGCGTATCATGTTCGTTGGCGACGGCGCCGATCAGCAATTCGGGCGGAACCCCCAGAATCTTCGCGATACGATCCACTGCGCGCGCGTTGCGAGCGATGAAGTCCAACGTCTCCGGTTGAAATTTTGAGGTCGGTTCGGCCATTGAGAGCCCCTTCTGTTAACTTGATCGTTCGACCGCACTGCCCTGCTTCAACGACAAAGGGCGGACCAAATCCGCCCTTTGTCGTCTCTCACTGTGCTGAAGACCAATTCGCCGCCAGCCGAACAAGTCGGCCGTGGCGCCCAGGGCCTTTTGGTTGTGCACCCTTCAGCGTAGCGCCAGTCGTCAGCTTGCGTCGCTCAAGCCGAAAAGATCGGCCGCGACGCCAAGGCCCTTTTCGTTGTGCACCTTCAGCGTGCCCTCGCCGATGATCACGCCCTTGTCGGCGTCGCCGGTCTTGGCAACCTCGCGGTCTTCCTGGATCTTGCGCAGCCACAGGAAGGAAAGCATGTCGGTGTCGATGAAGAAGGCGTTTCGGGCCAAGCCGGCGCTCACCGCCTGGACCCGGTTCGGGTGGATCATCACCGTGCCGAAGGGGCCTTCGTAGTAGTCCGCCGTCGCAACGATGGTGTTGCGTTCGCCGCCCTGCGAAACCGCGTAGCGGAAGGGCGCGACATTGCTGTCGGACATGAAGGTGACGAAGACGGATTTGACATGGGGCGAGACCGAGACATGGCGGAAATTCGCGCCGTTCTGGTAGCCCTGCTGCATCACCGAATCGAGGATCGCCTTGCTGAACGGACGCTGCGTGCCGTCCGTCGGCGCCACCGTCAGGCCGGTGGCGGCGTCAAAACCGCCGTTGGCGCCGGCGGCACCGCGCGACACATTCGACGTCAGCCACGTGCTGAGCGAGCCGAATTCGCGGGTGGCGCCGCTGACCGACGCATTGGTGTCGGCGATCGCGAACTCCACGTCCTTGCGGATCTCGACGCCCTTCTTCAGCTTCTGGTACTTGCGCTTCTGGACGTTGCCGGCCTCGGCCGTCACTTCTTGCGTGGCGGAGATGATCCAGTCCTTGCGCATGATCTGGGTATAGTTGCCGAGCCGCTTCGGCGGGGTGATCGCGCCGAATGCATATTCCTCGCCCTCCTCGCGGATGTTGGCGCCGGGCGCGGCCAGCTCGTCCGTCTCCCATTCCGGGTGATAGGTCGTGCACTTGCCCTTTTCGATCAGCGAATAGATCGGAGTATCTTCCGGCGTGATGCGCGACACGACGTCGGAAAGCTCCTCGCGATTGCCGACGGCCTGGGTGGTCTGGAACGTATTGGTAAGAACTGCCATTTGCTGGTCCTTCTATGGTGAAAACAGAGCGGCCTCCCGCGCGCCGACCTGACGCGCGAGAAGCCATTGATGTTGCTGAGTGAAAGCTCTGGCCCGCTCGCGATGACCTGATTGAGGGGCTATTCGAAATCGACCGCCATCGCGTCGCGGATCGACCCGGTCCGGGCAAGTCGCTGCATCGCCTCGCGGCTTTCGCGCCCTTGCTGGCGCGCTTGGCTCTTGGCCCTCATGCGCGGCGCCGAAAGCGGTGCGGCGGAGACCTTCTGCAGGGCCTTGGTCCGCGCGCGTTCCGCAAGAAGCCCAAGTCGTGCGTAATGCGCGAGCTTGAAAAGCCGGTGGTCGGCGACCTCGCGCACCTCGTCATCGGAAAAGCCGAGTTCCCGCGCGGTCTCGAACGCATCGGCGAAGAAGGCCTCCCGCCCCTCGTCATGCGCCGTCTGCGGGAAAGATTCGATGAGCTTGGCATTCTCTGCCTCCAGCTTCTCTTCGTTCGCCGCCGCTTGCAGTTCCGTCGCGACGCCCGCCGGCTCCTCGCCGAGCGCCATTACCCGCGCAAGCCGCTCCAGCCCCGCCTGATGCAGGGCCCATTGTCTCTGATAGGCCTGCGGATCGTAGATCCTCAGTTCCCCCGGCGGCTCGTCGGGTATCTGAGCCGCGATCAATTCCGCGACGGCATTGGCCGTCGCGGCGACCCGGCTGCTCATGCCTTCGAGTGCCCGCCCGCGATTGGCGAGATCCTGGGTCTTTTCCCGGTAGTCGCGGTCCCGCATATATCCGAGCTTCAGTTCCTGAAGCGGAACCTCTTCGCCGCCCTTGAGCGTGACGATCATGTCCTCGGCTTCGTTGTCCGCCTGGTCCTCGTCAGGAAAGGGCCGCATGTCGCCGTCGATTCCATCATCATCCTGCTCTTGAGCGTAGTTCACGGTCTGCTCGCCGTCCCGCTCTTCCTCGTCCTGTGGGTTGGCCTCGTGTGGCTCCCAGAAGTGGAGGTCGTCGAAGCCTGCGGGCTCAAGCGAGCCGCCAGCGGTTTTGCTCCCGCCGAAAGGCTGGTTGGCACTATCGTTCATCATGGGAAGTCCCTTTGCTTCGGCGAAGGCGGCTCGTGCAGCCCGTCGCCCCGGGGTAATGTGAAGTCATCCTGTGGTTCGATCGATGCCCAGCTGTCGACCTCAGCTTCGCGCGGATTTACGGGCCATCGCTCACGGTCAGGTTGATTCCTGTTTTGTTCCGGTATATGCCTTTTTGAATTGTCGGCTTTGGCTTGCTAAGGTGGGAGTTTCCGTTGGCCTCTATTCAAACAACGTTGTATGCCTCCATCCTTCTTTGTGGCGCATCTCTCTCACTTGATGGGCGAGCACAATCGCTGGGTGCAGAAGACTTTTTGGTCAGATACGCGCTGATAATGAATGGCAAAAGCCCGTTGCTGATGGAACAAAAGTG